TCAGCCGCGCTCTGCACGGTCAGGAAATGCGAACCGCGCCGCTATGCGGCGCTTCCAGGGGGCAGACAGCGGGCTTTCAATCACCCCATGCCCCGTATAGGCGTGAACGAAGCTTTCACGCCGCCCGACCTCGGCCATGATGCCCAGATGCTTCGCCACACTGCCCGCGCGCATGCGAAACAGGATCACATCGCCCGGCGCGGCCTCAGTCATCGGCTTGGGGATCAAGAACCGCATCCCCGCAACCAGCAGCGCCTCCTCGCCCGAGGGCTCCGCCCAATCCTGCGTATAGGGTGGAACTTCGGTCGGCTCCGGTCCCACCAGAGCCCGCCAGACACCCCGGATCAGGCCAAGACAATCCGTCCCCGCCCCCCGCGTCGCGCATTGATGCAGGTAGGGCGTGCCGATCCAGCGCCGCGCCTCCGCAACGATTTCGTCACCCCGGCTCATCCGCGAAGACTCCTGCCGTCATTGACCAAAGACGAGGACGGGAAAGAGGTCAGCCAATCCTCGCCCGGAATATGCGGAAAGCCACGAAAGTTCAGGAAATTGTTGAACTTCTGCCGACAGGTCTCGGGCCGCTTGTCGCATCCCGCCACCAGCCGCACCGCCGTGCCCGCCGCCACATCGGCACCCAAGGCGCGCCACAGCCCTATCTCGCGCCGACCGTCGGCAAGAATACGGTCTGTCTTGATCGCCCCCGACAGACCAGCCGCCGCCCCGTCGCGCAAAGTCAGCACCCCGCGCTCGAACCAGCCCTGCGGATATTCCACCAGCGGCGCAAAGCGGAACACGCGCCGCTCCGCCACCTCGGCCAGCACACAATCGGCGACAAACTGCGGGTCGTCCAGATCGACCCCGCACTCTTTGTCCCGCAGCAGCGCCGCGCATTCGCGCTGATACACCCGCCCCTGCGGATGGTTCAGCCGCTCGGCCAGCCCGCGCAGTTCTGCCTCGAATCCCGTGCCATTGCGCGTGATCTCGCCCAAAGTGCCGCGAAACAGCAGATCGCGTTGCTCCAGATCGGCCCAGTTGACCAGCCATGCCTCAACCTCGGCGCCATCATAGCGCCCGGCCAGAATATCGGCCTCGGTCAGCCCAACATCGCTCAGCGCCCCCATGGCCTGCGTATTATCCACGGAAAGCCCGGTCGATTGCTGCAAGGCCCCCGCCGTCAGCCCGGTCGAGGCGCGGAAGGTTACCCCCCCGAACCGCAGATCACCGTCATGGTCGGTAAAGCCCATCTGCGTCCCGTCAACCCGCCGCACCAGCCAGGCCCGGCACACCGTTGTCACGCCGCCCGCCAGATGCGCCAGCAGATCGTCGCGCGCGCTCATACCCGCACCTCCACCACCGGAACACTGGGCACATCGCCCGCCTGAAACGAAGCGACCGAAGTCTGAATGCGATCAGTATCAAACCGCACCGGCACGTCGAATTCGAACCCGGCCGAGATCGCCACCCCCACCGCAGGTGGCGTGGAAAACCGCACCACCCCCGTTGTTGTATCAATGTCGAACTCCAGCCCTTCGACCTTCTGATCGCGGTCCACCGCCACCAGAACGGTGCCGCGCACAGGCTTCACCACTGGCCGCACATAACTCGCCTCGCCCGAGCGATAGGTCTTGCACAGCCCGAACTCGACCCGCGCGCCATCGCCCGTACCGATGATCTGGTCGAACGGCGTCACCGCGCGCGAGGCACGGCCGGATTTGTAATCCGACCAGTCCTTCCAGCGAAACCCGAACATCTGCCCGCGCCGCGCCTCGAAGAACGCGATCAGCGTTTCCACATCGTCCAGCGACCGCAGCCCCACGCCTGCGTCATAGCGCCGGCGCGAATGCTCCCACGGCGTGTTCCGCTCCTCGAACCCGTTGGTCAGCGTCACGATTTCCGTGCGCCGCTCCGGCCCGCCGACTGAACCGAAGCTCAGGTTGGCAGGAAAGCGAATGTCGTGAAATGCCATGATCCCTCCTCAACGGTTGCGCTGGCCACGCGCAAGCGCCCGGCTGGCCTGTGCCGCAATCTGCGACTGGCTGCGCTGAAACCCCTGCACATCGGGGGTGGTGATATTCATCACCACCGTCACCGGCCGCCCGCCGCCGGAGGCCTGCACCCCCAGCCGCCCGTCTGCACCGCGCGCCAGCGGCATGATCGCCTCCGGCCCCGCCTCGCCCATCAGCCCGCTGCCGCCACGCATGGGAAAGCTGACCGGGCTCGACACCACGCCACCCTTGGCGAAAGGCATCACCCGGCCCTGCGTAAAGGCGCCACCCTTGGCGAAGGGCATGATCCCGCTGAACAGCGCATTCATCCCCTCGGCCAGCAACCCGCCCACCGCATTCTGCACCGGCTTCATCGCCACGCCGTAAACTGTGTCAACCATGCTGCGCGCCACGCTTTTCAACGCATCCGACAATTTCATGCCGTCGAACACCAGCCCGTCGAAGGCGCGCCTGAGGCCGCCGCTGATGCCGCTGCTCAGTTGATTGACCTCGCGGCCGGTGAACAGCAACGTGTCGCGCATCCGCGCCAGCTCGCCCTCGAAGGCGGTGACCATGCCTGTCGTGCCGTCCAGCGTCGCCTCCAGCGCCGCGACCTGATCTTCAAGCGTCTCCAGATCCGCCATCCGTCCTGTCCTTCCTCAGATCGGGAAAGGCCGCGGCCAGTTCGTCTAGCCGCGCCCGTGTCATCGCCGGGGCCGCGCGATCCGCCCCCAGCATCAGCCGCAGCTCCACCGGCGTCAGCCGCCAGAACTCGGCCGGGGTCAGCCCAAGCCCGTTCAGCCCCGCCCGCATCAGCCCCGGCCAGTCGATGTCGCTCATGCCTCGCCCGGCAGTGCGAAGGCCCGCGCCAGCAATTCCGCAGCCGCCCGCGCCGCCCCGACCGGCCCGCCGCCGATCTCGACCGTGCGCAGATCCTCGGCCCGACCCTGCCAGCCGCCGCCGCGCAAGCCCGCCACCAGAAGCGCGAGCACATCGCGGCTGGAGATCCGCCCCGCCTCGAACCGCGTCACCAGATCGACCAGCGTCTCCTCGCCCAAGGTAACCTCCAGTTCCGCCAACGCCCCGAGCGTCAGCTTCGCCACATGCGGCACGCCCTCCAACGTCACCACCACCTCACCGGCAAAAGGGTTCGCCATGGTCAAAGCGCCGTAAACGTCAGCGCACCGGCCGAGGCGAGCGTCAGCTCATAGGTCGCCTCGCCGTTATGGCTGCCGGAATATTCGATGGCGGTGATCTGGAACGGCCCCTCCACGATGCCGAAATCCGGGATCACCACCTGGAAGTTTGGCATCTCGCCATCGAAAAAGATCTGCCGCGCGCGCTCGTCGGTATTGGAGTCCCTGAACACCCCCGAGCCCGAGATACTGGCCGAGCGCACACCCGCCCCCGCCAGCAACTCGCGCCAGCCGCCCTGGCTTTCAAGGCTGGTCACATCCACCGTTTCCGCGTTGAAGCTGATGCGCGTGGCGCGCAACCCCGCGATGGTCTCGAACTGAAGGCTGCCGTTCACGTCGATCTTGACCAGCAGGTCCTTGCCGCTTTGCACTGCCATGGAATTCTCCGATTACTGTATGAATTGGCGGCATATCCACAGAAGAACCGCCATCAATGTTCGATTAGTGCAAGTCAATCCTCGACCCGGACATCAAAGCGAAGGTCGATCCGCCGTGTGGCACCGGCACCCAGCCGCCGCGCCACCGCCCGGACGAAGCGCATCAGCACCACCCGCCCCCGCGCCAGCACCAGCGCCTGATCGGTCAGCGCATCCGAGACACGCACCGCGATTTCCTTCGCGGTCAGGAACCCCGCCGCATCGGAAATCACACTGATCTGCACCCTGTGCAGTGCGCCCCCGCCAGTCTTGTCGCTGGCATCCAGCGCCTCCTCCGGCCCGATCAGAACGAAGCTGCCGCTGCCCGCAGCCTCGGGCGGTGCATCAAACACCGCCAGATCGGGCAGCGCCGAAACCAACCGCTGATAGACCGCCGCCTGCAAGGCAGCCGCGACGCCATAGCTCATGCCGGCACCTCCTCGCGTGCGAAACAGATCAGATACCGCCCTGCGCCATCGCGTTCCGTCACCGCGAGGATCGGGAACAGCCGTGCCCCGTCGCGGAACCTTTGCCCCGGCTTCGGCCGCGAGACCGCGCCCTGCGCCGCCCCCCGCACCACGATCCGATAGGCGACCGAAGACAGCACCACTTCCGCGCCCGCGACCTCACGCCCCGTGCCCGGCAGCACCTCAGCCCAGAGCGTGCCCAGTGCCTGCCAGCCTTCCACATAACCGCCCGCACCATCGGCCCCTCGCGCGGGCGCCTCCAACACCAGCGGCCGCGTCAGCAAGGGCGCGCTCATGCCGCCCCCCCGCCCAGCACGCGCACATTACGCCAACGCTCCACCAGCAACTGCACAGCGCGCGGCAACGCCTCGGCCTGCCCGCCCGGCTCGTGCCGGGTTTCATAGAACTGCCCGGCAAGCAGCAGCACGGCCTGCGCCAGATCGGCAGGAACCGCCGCCCATGTCGCGCCGAAACCCGCCTCGAACACGATCTCCGCCCGCCCGTCCTCCGGCACGACGGGTAGCAACGTGCCCACCGAGACCAGCCGTGGCCGATGCGTATCGGCCATCAGTTTCCAGCGCGCGGGCGCAACCGGAATAGCCGTCTCGCCCGCAGCAAACAGCGTCACCGAAGTCACCGCTGCCACCGGCGCCACCGGCAGCGCCTGCGCCCCCGCATCGCGCCAGCGTTCCAGCACCAGACGGAACGACCGCGTCAGCAACGCCTTCCCCGTGCGGGCCTCGATCGCCGTCATTGCCGCCCGCAGGCAGCTTTCCAGCAGCGCATCCTGCATTCCGTCATCGGCAAAGCCGGTGCCCAGACGCAGGTGGTCCTTCACCATCTGCACCGGCAGCACCGCCCCCGGCACGGCCGTCAGTTCTGTCAACATCATCATCCGCTCCTTGCCCCCCGATGCGTCCCCAAGGCGGGACCGGACGCGCGCCCCGCGCCACTCGGACGGAGGGGAGCAGCTAGAAGGCGCCGGAAAGGCGCGCGTCCGCAGGTCCGGGGACAGCGCCCCCGGACCATCCGTCAGCCGATCAGGAGACGGCGAATTTCAGCAACTTGATCGCGGCGAAATCACTGACATCGCCACCGACGCGCTTGGTCGCATAGAACAGCACATGCGGCTTGGCCGAAAACGGGTCGCGCAGCACGCGCAGATCCGGGCGTTCCGCCACCGTGTAACCGGCCGCAAAATCACCAAAGGCCACGGCATAGGCATTGGCGCCGATGTCCGGCATGTCCTCGGCAATCAGCACCGGATAGCCCATCAGCCGCGCGGGCTCGCCCGCCGCCAGACCGTCGCTCCACAGGAAACGGCCATCGGCGTCCTTCATCTTGCGCACTGCGCCCGCGGTTTTCGAATTCATCACGAAGCTCGCGTTGGCGCGGTAGGTCGCATCCAGCGCATAGACCAGATCGACGATGGCATCCGCCGGATTGGTCGCCGCGAAATCGCCTGCCGTGCCGGTGGCAATGTAGCCCAGCCCGCCCCAAGCCCAGACATCCTGCGCCACCTTGGTATGGGTCAGAAAGCCCTTGGGCTTGCCGATCCCGTCGCCACCGACAAAGGCCGCCGCCTCGGCACGGGCAAACTTGTCGGCGATCCGGCCCGCCAGCCAGCCCTCCACGTCAAAGGCGCTGTCGTCCAGCAGGCGCTGGCTGGCCTTGGGCATGGCCGAAAGCTCGTGCAGCGGAATCGAAATGCGCTCGATCTGCGGCGCGGCGGTCTCGGCCACCGCGCTTGCCTCTGTGGCCCAGCCCGTGCCCACGTCGCTGTGGTCGATGATCACATCGAACGAGGTCGCCTCCACCTGCACCACATTGGCAATCGCCCGCAGCGAGGAGGTGGATTTCAGCGAGGACCGGATGGTCTCGGCCGTCTGCGGATCGACCAGATAGCCACCCTCCGCCGCCACGGCAGTGTTCAGCCCCTTGCCCTCCAGCACGAGGCCGCGCAGTCCGTCATCATCGCCTGAGCGCAGATAGGCGTCGAAGGCCTTCTGATGGGGCGCCCCCAGTTCGGCCGCAGCCGAAAGCGCGGGGCGGCCGTAGGTCATGGTCTTGCGGTCCAGCATGGTCAGTCGCTCTTCCTGTTGTTGCAACGCATATTTCACTTCACCCTGAAAGACACTGAATTCTTTCAGAAAATCCGTAACAGCGGCCTTCACTTCAACCGCTGGTTCCATCGAGGCGGCAGACATGCCGCCATCGCCCCGTGCCTTGTGCCCGGTCATCGCCTTGTCCTTTCCGTTTGTCGTAAAGACCGACTACCTGTCGGCCAGGGTTCGCCGCGCCGCGTCAAAGACCTGCGCCAGCGAGCGCCAGGTGTCGTCGGGCCGGTCGCCCTTCGCGGCCACCCGCGCCTCGGCCAGCATGGGGAAGGTGACCAGCGACACCTCCCACAGCTCCAGCTCGGTCAGAAGCCGCTGCCCCTTCCCGTCGCGTTCCGATTTCACCGTGCGATAGCCGATCGACAGCCCGTCGATGGCGCCCGCCGCCAGCAGCGCCGCCGCCTCGCGGCCACGCGCCACCTCGGGCAGAAGCCGCCCCTTGACCCAAAGGCCCCGGCCATCCTCGCGCACCTCGTCCCAGATGCCGATGGGCTGCGTCGGGTCGTGCTGCCACAGCATCTTCACCCGCCGCGCCGCAGCACCCAGCTTCGCCAGCGATCCGGCATAGGCCCCCGCCTGCACCACATCGCCGCCCTGATCGCGCCGCCCGAACAGGCTCGCATAACCCTCGATCTCGGTGCCGCCGGTGACCCGCAACCCGGCCTCAGCCGTATTGCCCAAGGCCACGAATTTCCGCTCCGGCGCACCGAAGCCCGTGATATATCCCATGCCCGTCACCTCATCGCCGCTTTCAGCACCGCCTCGGCCCCCTGCGCCAGCAGGAAGGCCGCGACGCCGTAAACCCCCAGCCAGATGCGCTTCTCCAGCCGCTCCAGCGCGCTGTCGATCTGCGTCAGCCGGTACTCCAGCGCGGTCCAGCGTTCCTCCGCCACGCGCTCGTTCGCCTCGATGCGCGCCGCGGCCGCATCGAAACTGTCGTAAAGATAGCGCGACCCGCCGGAGGCCCGCTCACGCCCGCTCATTCCTCCTCCGCCAGCCGTGGCAGCCCCAGCAGGGCGCGCTTCTCGGCCTGCGTCAGGAAATCGGCCGCCCCGACCCGCGCCCATTGCTGGTCACGCTCCACCGCCAGCGCCGGCACCTGATCCAGATCGGGGCGCAGCTCCACTGCCTCGCCGGTGAAGCCCGCCAGCCAATGCGACACCGCCGCCGTGACCTTGCCCACCAAGGGCAGCACCGTCAGCCGATAGAAGGCGCGGTTCGCCTCCTGATAATTCGCATAGGTCGCGTCGCCCGGAATCCCGATCAGCATGGGCGGCACGCCAAAGGCGATTGCGATCTCGCGCGCCGCAGCCTCCTTGGTCTTCTGGAACTCCATGTCGCTGGGCGAAAACCCCATTGGCTTCCAGTCCAGCCCGCCCTCCAGCAGCATCGGCCGCCCCGCATTGCGCGCGCCCTGATGGTTCGCCTCAATCTCGGTCACCAGCCGGTCATATTGATCGGGGCTCAGCACCGCCTGCCCGTCACCGCCCTTGTAGACGATGGCCCCCGAGGGCCGCGCCGCATTGTCCAGCAGCGCCTTCGACCAGGCACTCGCCGCCGAATGCACATCCAGCGCCACCGCTGCCGCCTGCATCGGCGCGAAACCGTAATGGTCGTCCTGTGGATGGAAGCTGCGGATATGGCAGACCGGCACCCCCTCGCCCGTCATGTCAAACCGATGCACCCGGCCGCCGACCTTGTAGTCATAGGCGACAGGCCAGCCATCCGCCCCCGGTACAAGGCTCATCCGGTCCGAGCGCAGCACATGCAACTCGCCCGGAACCTTGCCGCCCCCCGGCACCGCCTCCAGATAGGCGTTGCCCGACAGCAGAAGCTGCGCATAGACCGCCTCGAACAGATCCGCCCGCCCCTGCGCCGGATTGGGCCGCCGCACCAGATCCAGCACCGGATGCTGCTCATAGCGCCGCTCGGCATCCTGCAAGACCAGCGGCAGCGCCGCCGCCGCCTCGGCGATCAGCTTCACCGCGCGAAACCCCACCGGATTGCCCTGAAAGCCGTTGCGCACAAGGCTCACCGTGTCCCGCGCGCTCCAGACCGACCGGCCCGAAAGCCCGAAGGCCACCACCCGCCCCGTGGCCGAGGCTTTCTGCTCCGGCGCCACCCTTTCGGTGCGCCGCAGGAAATCGAACACCATCCCGCTCTCCTTCATCCGGGCAACAGCCCACCATGCCCGCACGCCAGCGCGCGCGACCCGGAGCCTCTTGCTTTCTGTCCAAATACCCCCGCCGGAGGCGCCTACAGCCGCCGCACCTGCGGGCTGCCCAGCCGCTGCGCCGGCTCCACCATCAGCGCGGTCAGCGCCCAGACCAGCGCATCCACCCGGTCGGGCGAGCCACGGCCTTCATACCCCCGCGCCGTCATCCGGCACATCTGATCCTCAAGCCGTGCCAGCCCGCGCAGATGGCGCACCCGCCCCTGCTCATACAGCGCCGCCACCGGCTCAGCCCGCGCGGCCTTGCCCTTCGAGGCCCGCACCGCCCGGAACGGCACCAGCGGATCGACCTGCCGGATCACCGCCTGCACCAGATCGCCGCCCTGATTGACCTCGGCCACCAGCCGGTCGGCGCCGTGCCGCTGCATCGCGGCAATCGCCGCCCGAGCCCAGCCATCGGGCGAGGCGCCCTGCACGCTGGCATCTTCCAGCACACAGGCCCGCCAGTCCTGCACCGGCCCCTCGGTCACCGCGCTGACCACCACGATCCCGCACTCGTCCGAACCGCCATGGCCGGTGACCGGCGGATCGACCGCCACCACCACTCGCCCCTTGCCCGGCGCCTGCGCCACGCGCGCCCGCTCCAGCATCTCATGCGTCCAGAGCGCGCCTTCCGCATCCTCGACCAGAATGCCCTCCAGCTCCTGCATGCCCGCCCGCGTGCCGCCATAGCGCGCCGTCACCTCATCGAGGAAACTCGCCGCCAGATAGGCGCGGTTGGCATCCGTCGGCGCATGGGTCACCACCGAAGACGGGTTGTTCAGGATCGCCTTCAGCACCGCCACATTGCGCGGTGTCGTCGTGACCACCTGCTGCGGATGCGGCCCCAGACGCAGCGCAAATTGAAGCTGGTCCCAGGTCTCCTCCGCCTTCTTCCACTTCGCCAACTCGTCCACCCAGGCCGCATCGAACTGAGGCCCGCGCAGGCTTTCCGGCTCATGTGCCGAAAACACCTGTGCCACCGCGCCGTTCGGCCAGACCAGCCGCCGCCGCCCCGCCTCCCATTGCGGGCGCCGGTCCGGGGGCGAGCACGCCAGAATCCCGCTGTCGCCGAAGATCATCACCTCGCGCACCTGATCCAGCGTCTCGCCCACTAGCGCCACCCGGCTGGCCCGGCCGGGGTCGGCGGGGCGCGCACCTTCCACCTGCGCGCGCACCCATTCCGCCCCGGCCCGCGTCTTGCCAGCCCCGCGTCCGCCCATGATGACCCAGGTTTTCCAGGCCCCCTCAGGCGGAAGCTGGTGCGGCAGCGCCCAGAACTCGAAAATCCACGGCAGCGCCAGCAGCGCCGCGTCGCTCAGCCCGCCCAGAAACTCATCCACCACCTCCGGCGTCACGGAGGCAAGCCAGCCTGCGCCCGATTTCAGTCCGCGCCGCGGTGAAATCCAGCTCTCCGCCATGGCCTCCTGCGACCCCGGCAACCTGCTTGCGGAGTTTGTCAACACGCGTCCTTTCATCCATGACCATCTGGAAAGCCACGCGCAGGTCCTTCACGGCCTGCGCCGCAGCCTTCACCTCGCCCAGTTCACCATCCCGCAACCTTCGCGTGGCCATGGCCAACTCCAGCGCGATCTCGTGGTAATATTCTTCCGTCGCCCTCAGCAAAGCCTCAGGCCCGTTCTCTCCCGCGGAGAAGTCCATTCCCATCCTGCTGCCGCCCGCCTCTCATGCCTCCGCACGAGTGAAATGGAAAAACACCGTCCGGGGCGCCCCCGATCCGCCGCTCCCCCATTTCTTCTAGCATGCGCCGATCTTTACACGCCCGAGGCGGATAAGTCAAATTATTTATTATTTTCAATATATTAACGCATAGATCCCTCTAGAACCTGCTCACGCAACACCCACGCAACCACTCTTGGCAAACCCCAACCAACCGGCTAGACCAGCCGACGGAACAGTGGCCGAGTGGTCTAAGGCAACCGACTTGAAATCGGTCGGGCCAGAGATGGTCCCGTGGGTTCGAATCCCACCTGTTCCGCCACTTGCACATTGCAAACCCGAAAACAGGTCCCTCGCGGGGCCTTTTTCTTTATGTGCCAAAGGGGTTTGCAGGGACCATCCGCCCTTCGGAGACTGGCCTGCCGCGCGAGATCGGTCTCCGAACGCACAGCGTCTCTTTTCACCCGCCCCTCGCTCCCGGCGAGACGGATTCACAATCCCCATACATTTCAATGAAATGACCGGATCGCGTTGCGCCCCCGTTTCGCTGGTTCCGGCTTGTCTCAACGCGGATGGCGACGCGACACGGGCGGCGTGGTCGTTGGTATGTCTTGGGAGTTTTGCGCGAAGTCTCTGATGACAAACACAGTTACGGCCCCTAGCCTGGCGCAATGTCAAATGGGGCCTGGGCCGATCAAGAGAACGACCTAATCGTCGCGGATTACTTCGCGATGCTGGCCGACGACGTCTCTGGTCGCCCCTACAACAAGGCCGAGCACCGGCGCGGGCTTCTGCCCCTGTTGAACGAAAGGTCCGAGGGATCGGTCGAGTTCAAGCACCAGAACATCAGCGCCGTGCTGAAGGGGTTGGGTGAGGACTGGATCCCGGGTTACAAGCCGGCTTTCAATTTCCAGATGACCCTAGTTGACGCTGTGGCGCGCTGGCTGGCGCTGAACCCGGCCTGGCTCGGCCGCCATGCGGGTGCAGGAGCGCCGACTGGCCTGGCGGAGGCACGGCCGATCTGGATCAGGCCGCCGCCCACGTTGTCGAACCAGCCGCCTCCGCAGGAGCTGGAGCAGATGCTGCACATCGCCCGCAAATTCGATGTCGCGGCGAGAGACGAGCGAAACCGTGTATCGACCCAGTGAAGATCTGCTCATGCTACAAGGGAGAACGTAGCAATGAGTGTGACCATGGACGACAGCATCAAGCGCTGGATGGCGAAGCGTAAAACCGCGCTGGTGATCGAGATCATGCAG